ACGTGTTATTTGTCGCACACACAGTCAACTGTGGTGTGGGTATGCGAGCAGAAACCAATTTAATTTCGGTAACATCATAGATTGGATTCTCCAAATGTATGACGTAATTATTTTGACTCGAAAGTGTGTTTGAATATTCGTCAATCACGTATGTACCATTTGTGTCATAGTACGAATTAGATGCGATTACGTTGACTCCACGCTGACTACTGTCAATAGATAGGTTATACACCTTCATTAAAATATAGGCACAATATTTTAATGAATGTTTTCGTCTACGAAGTAGAAGTTTAATGAGAGAGGGAATGGGCAAGAGGGTTGTTCTGGAGCTGACGCTTCGCAATATCGAGGCTACGTGTATTGGGGTTTTCATGACCCTTGTAGGCATTGAACTGATGGAAAGGTTTCTGTTGGTACTGTTGTGTCCAACCACCATTCGCACTGTTAATACGGCCGTCAACACGCGTGGTATCAGAGCGAACAGTTGTCAAGCGACCACCTTGTTTGAGGGCGCTCTCACGAACATTCATGCGACCAGCGTTACCCATACGGTTGGGCTTACCACGACGATCCTCTGGGCGGAAACCATACTTCATGAGCTCCTCGTTCGTCTTCGCAGTCACTTGAGCGGCAGCACTGTTCGTGTACGCACCGTGATGGCTATGGATACCTGGTGTGGCCTGGTTGTAGTAGCTGTACTGCATATCATTGCGATCGCTCTTGAAACGGGTAGGATCTTGAGACACTGTCTGAGCAGAAACAAAACGCTTCGCACCATTGAAGCCGAGACCATCTGTACGAAGACCAGTCTCCGACCTGTTAGTAGTGCGCTTCGTCTTCTCATGCTCGTTACGCGGAACAACACCAGACATACCCTGAGCGCGACCAGGCATAGTGGGTAACCGGGAAGGGAGGTGAGCCGTCGTCTCAGGCTTGTTGTGAGTGAGTTCACCAACAACGGCAGACCGACCACCCGTAACATCGGCAGCAGGACCAGAACGCCCAGGGAGGGTTGTGAGCCTGTACTCACCAACATTCACTGGGTTGACCCTAAACATCTGCTGGTAACCACCAACAGCTGGAACATTGGCATCAACACCGAGACCAGGACCAACCAACTGCTTCTCAATGGGAGACAAATTGTTCATGCGACCATGATCATACATACGATTACGCATGTTCAGGATCTCCTGACCACCACTTCGCTGCTGCTTGGAAATATCAGCGAAACTCGCCATCTCCATCTTGTGGGGAACCTCGACGATGGGTTCGAAATTAGAATTTCCTATTTCTACTTCTACGGGAGCCTTCAGTACTGGCTGTTTCGTCTCCACTTTAGGGGGTTCAGACTTAGTACTCAAAGTTCGTCCGGCATATACGAGACCGGCTACAGCCATAAGTGAGATGGGATCAGCCATTCTTACTTCTTATTAACATTTTTATTAACGTACCTTTGCTGAAAGAGACCATTTTGAACTTCGGCACGGGTACTCGCGGGTTCGTATCGCATTGTGCGGAGAGGTACCTTGCACTCCATGTTGGTGAGGGGGAATAGGTTACGCTCGTATGTTTGAACTATAGTTTTATTGAAACGGGATGTAGACTGGGGGCGAAGTTGATCACTCGTATCTATGTGCTGGGCTGGAGAACCCTTACCAGCCATGTAGGGAGCGGTTCCGTACAACATTGTGTTGGGGCGGCACCCACCACAGTTAAGGGTACTGGGCTGAGGATACACGAAAACTTCATCGGTCGCTTTTACTGGAGGAATGGCACCCTTGTTTTGAACTCGGGAAAGGCCGGGTTGAAGCTGATACGCCATTTATTATTACATGAGAATTTTAATCTAACTATAGGTTCCGCCACGAGGACCCCTGATGTCCCCGTCACCCCCGAGACCCGCGAATGCCTCGAGCTGAACACCACGAGCGTCTGGGTTACAGAAGCGAGTGTCACTCTTACACATTGGACCATTCTTGGGTCCGTACAACCATTCCGCAAACGCCGTCTGATCACCGGGGATCTTGGTGACGGGGTTCGATACAAACTGACGCTCAACAGCGTTCCTCATGTACTTGGGAAGGGGGGAACGAGAGCGCCCAGCATCGAAGGGGATGCGATCACCTGTATAATTTTGTACGAATGGCTTCACACTTGGGTAATAGCAGGCTTCGAGACGGTTGGGGGCATCAGTAAAGTCTGTGATGAGAACATTACCCATAGGGTTGTCTTCGGTGGGCATCTGACAACTCTCCCCCTGTACGTTATAACCGTACGTCTCCTTGACCATTTTAGACCGATAAAGAACGTAAATGACAGAAAGAACAGTCGCACCCAATACGAAGATGCGAACATCCCGGCGAATGAGGTAAATGAGACACGAAGCATAGATCACAAACCGGGAGGCTGCGTTAATGCGATCCTCTGGAGTTTGTTCACTCGTTGGCCAAAACTGAGTAACCCGGTCGGCTCGAATGAGTTGCTGGGGATCGTCGAACCAGGCTTTCATTTAGTATATGTTGAGGTTTATTTTTTGGGAAGGTTACCAAGCATGCCACCCATCATCTTCATGAGTGCGTCCTGATCGATACCACCACCGTCAGTCTGCATCTTATCCGCACATTCCTTCGCGATACCTTCAATCATCTTAAGAGTATCGTCGGGAATGGACGTGATAGTCGTTCCAAGCATATAGAGTGTCTGGAGATACTGCCACGTCGCAGACCTGGTGTTAGCAGACATTCGCTCCCAATACGACTTGATATTGAGATCCTTCAAGAAATCGATGGTGTCAATCTCCTTGAGTAGGAACGTCTCATCTTTCACGGAAATCTTGTCAGCGTAGGGAGAAACACCCTTCATAAAAGCATCCACAACAAGTCGTGGGTTGCTCGTCTTCAAAACATCGAACGAAGTCATCATCTTCTTAATGCCTTTTTCCTCTGGAAAAGTCTTGTGCAATTCCACAAGAAATTGACCCATCATATCGTTAAACGCAGTAACGGACGCCATTTTCTTATTTTAATCCTATAATCTTTAAGTTTAGAAAGGTTCATTGGAGATAGTCTCCTTCTGTCCTATACCACCAGACACTATAAAGAATACGAGAATCGCATTGAGTGCGGCGGGCTTGGTATATTTGTTGAGTTCGAGTTTACCCTCGTTATTGAGATGTGCCTTGAGATGAATGTACCCAGCAGTGATACCACCCGCGATGAGTGCGGCGTACACTGGATCACGGAGATAGTCGGAGAGTTCCATTTAATTATACCTGGGATTTTTTGTACGCTGCTCTGGTGCGTCTCCAAATAGAACGTCATCCTCCTCACCAACCCGTTGTGCAGGTGCAGGTGCAGGTGTGGAATCGAGATCGGGCTCGGGCTCAGGCTCAGGCTCAGGCGCACGAACACCTGGGACAGTCTTGAATTCATTCTCAAGTCCGGTGGGTTCCGGCTCTGGTGCAGAAAAGGGTTCGGGCTCAGGGTCGGGGAATGGTTCAGTCTCAGGCTCTGGCTCTAGCATAGGTTCATCTTCCCCCTCAAGTACATCTGGATCGAGCCCGTCCTGGATTTCACCATCGAGGGAAATGTCACGGGTCTCCTGGGACATGTATGTCTGGAGAATTTGCTGCACAGGGATCAATTCCTTGACAGTGTTTTCAATGCAGAGTGAAAACCTCACTGTGAGTTTTTCATCGCGCAAGTATTCACTCTGCTCTTCACTGAAAATGTATGGATCCTTGTACAAATCCTTCGCCATGTTGTTATAACATGTCTGAATGAAAACCTCTTCGGTTGGGAGTTTCAGAGAAATCTTTTTGTTGTCCGCCTTGAGACGAACAGCGGAGAGAATTTTGGTACACGCTACAAATACAGCAGCGAGTAGATCGGAGAACCATGCACAACGACTAGTGATGTTGTCACTATGATTTTTGGACATCGCGTTAGACCAGTTGGGAACTTCCTTGAGAAGTTTCTGGAACATGATGAGAACCTTTCGACCCTTGGAGAGTTTTATCGATTCGTTGTACATATCCTGAAAAACTTCAATCATAGGGGGACACATGATGAGACACATCTGTCCCAAATACTCCTTCTTCGCCTCTACCATGATACTCAGCTGTTCAGACATGATTTTATAATAGTTTTATATATTTAAACTTTAACTCTCACGCATTTCTTCTGTACTTATTGGCCATCTTCTTGAGATTCATGAGATTTGGGAAGTCCGTTTCACCTTCATCCTCCTGTACCTTCTTCTTCTTTTTCTCGACTACCCATGACACGTATATATCATGATCACTTATGAGCCGTACAGTGAAACCACCTAATTGAAACTGTCTCGCAACGTACCTCGCAGCCTGTGAACGATCAAAGACCGGATACCCCAATAGGAATGATGGAACGGTCAGAAAAATTTGTTTGTGTCCAAGTTCTACTGACTGTTTAATTTTAGTAGAAAACTGTTCATAAATTTTTTTGTAAATTTCCTTACGGATTTGTTTTCTCTTTTCATCAATCTTCGTTACATCATTGATGCTCAACATTATAATGTCTTCAAATTATTTTTTACGGAATCAAACTCACTTTTGGTTGGGTAGACAACTTCCTTCACGAGTTCGTAATCGAGAAATTCTTTACCAGCAGAACCTTCAGTGAACGCGCTGACATTTTCGGGTACATCAACCCCTAGAGGCTGACTACGAAGCGAGACGAGACGAACCTTCTCGTTCTCAACCTCAAAGGAGGCGACGATGGAGAAACCAAACGAGAAACCATCCTTTTTGATGGTCATAAACATACATTCATAAATATCATTATCCCCCCCCTTGTAATGATTGACAGCCGTCGTCTCGATGATGTACGTGCAAAGACCCGTGCGCTTGGAAATTTCATAGTTGGCTTGAAGAACAAACTCTTCCATCATGTCGTTGTCCACACTCGCTTCAACCTTTGTATATTTGGAGAGATCGGGTTTGGGGTCGTTTAGTTTAATAGGGGGGACAGGCTTGCTGTGTCCTGAGAGACCGAAAGCTTCTGTGAAACCCTCTCGATTTGTCATCAGGATAAACACGATCACGATGAGTGTCAAAGCTAAGAGGTAATTCATATTTACTATTATGCGTTAATTTTTTTTTAGAAATTACCCTATACATAATAAATGTCCCTGCTGATATATAGTCCAAGATGCAAACATTCCATGGATGTCATCGAGTACATTAATAAAGTTCCCCAGCTGAAGCAATTGGTACATTATCATAACATCAACACACAAGGTATCCCACCCAATTACAAGAACAAGATCAACCGAGTACCCACGATGCTCACAAAAAATGGTAAAATTCTCGTGGGGAATGAGATCAAAAACTGGCTCGATTCCCTGTTACCCAAGAAGGATGTTGATCACGCATGGATAGGGGGTATGGGATGTTCGATGACGTCACTTGATGGAGATACATCTACATCGGACATGTTCCGACTTGATGAATATGGTAAATCTCTCCAACCTGCGATGACCCCTGAATTGCAAGAAAAAATCAGTCGAGACGTTTCCAAGGGTGTCGCCTATAGTGATTTAAAGATGTAACGCACGAACACAATAGATATGAAGCTTGTCACGATACAGGCTTCAGCCTTTAAATCAACATTTGAAGTTTTAAAGGATATCCTGAATGACGTCAATATCTACTTCAGACCAGATGGAATGTATGTTGTCACCCTGGATACAGCTAGGACCTCTCTAGTGGACATGTATCTCGCCGCCGACAATTTCGAAGAGTACCATTGTGAACAAGATGAGATCATAGCTGGTATCAACATTTCCAATACATTCAAATTGCTCAAGACGATCACAAACAATGATGTACTTCAGATTGAAATCAAATCGAAAGAATACATGAATATTGAGATTATCAGTGAAACAAAAAAGACAAACACTAAATTCCAACTGAAACTTTTAGACATCAATGAAAGTCGTATTGAGGTTCCAGATGTAGAGATGACTACAGTGACAACTTTACCCTCTGCTGATTTTCAGAGACTGTGTAGAGACATGTCCAATATTGGCACAGATATCGAAATTAAACGGGATGGAAAGGAAATTCGTCTAAAATGCGAAGGAGACTTTGCCAATCAGGAAACGTCCATCGAGTGTCCAGATGAAAGTCCTGTGATGAGTGGTTTATACAGTCTTAAATACCTGAATATCTTTACAAAGGCGACGAGTATGTGTGCGTCTGTGCAAATTATACAGGAAACGGGTAACAGGTTTTTGATTTTGAAATATAATGTCGCCAACCTGGGTGAACTCAAGTTTTACCTAGCAACTAAGGTATCTGAAGACTAGTCGTAAAGTTATCGAGGGTTGAGAGTACCTTCTTCATACCCAACTGATTTGAGAGAATGATTTTTGGGTATTTGTCCTTGAGTACTTCTCGATCGTAATATAAAAAGTGTTCGAGTGGAACCTTTTGACCATGGAAATCATTCCGTGGTCCACTGTACCGTTTCACCTTTTCAGTAATGTTTCGTACCGGTTTATCATCATGATCGACGATCCAAGCACTACTCAAAGGGATACTAAAATGCATCGCGTCATCTTCACCTTCACCAGGTTTAAAATTGATATCATCTGAGATGGCTACATACTCATGACCATTGAAGAAGTAGCTTACTCGCAAGACGATGTATTTTACGTTTTGTGGTACAATAGTGTGCCTAAAATTCTTACCTGTAGCATTCACATAATATTCATCTAAGATTTCATCTTCCCAGTCTTTACTCTCCTCCATCCAAAAGTCATCTTCGATCATGTAATCCATATCATGATCAATCCCATATTCAATCTCTTCAGAAATGATCGTGTAGTCTCGTGGTGTGACTAGACTTTTGTACCAGAAAAAAACGTTACTTAAAAGTTTGGAAAACATTTCTTTATAAGTATGGAAGGTAACTTTTTAAGTAGATATAATAACAGATTAGAAGAATGGAACCAGTTGATACGAAGTGAACCTCATAATAGAAAGAAATATGAATCCGAAATGTCCGATTACATCATGAAATGTATGCCGTACATGAACCAGTACACAGATGAAGGTGAAGAAGAGACAAATACAGATAACGTTTTTAATGTAAAAGAGACTGTGGGTCTAAAACGAAAAGATATATTCACAGACTATTTGATAGAAGTTGAAAAACAAAATATATCAAAACCTAGAGAAAGAACAATCGAACAATGTGAAACATGTCCCGATAGCAACATCGTTCATTTTCATGACACGAGTGATCTCGTGTGTGACTCGTGTGGTGCAATTGTGGCGACATTAATCAGTGAGGAGTTGACATATAGGGAAGAACAAGAAACTTCTGAAAAAGTTGTAAACTATTCGTACAAGAGGGAAAATCACTTCAACGAATGGCTTTCACAATTTCAGGCACAAGAGATGACAAATATTCCAGATGAAGTCATCGAACAATTGAGATCTGAACTCAAGAAGATGAAAATCAAAAACTTGGAAGACATCACACATGCAAAAATAAGAGGTCTCCTAAAAAAATTGAGGCTAAATAAATACTATGAACATGTTCCATATATCACGAATATCCTAAATGGAATCAAACCTCCAAATATGCCACAGGAATTAGAAGAATATCTTCGAATAATGTTCAAAGATATTCAAAAACCTTTCGATGATAATTGTCCAACAGAAAGGAAAAATTTCCTCAGTTACTCCTTCGTCTTATATAAGTTTTGCGAACTTTTGGGTGAAGATGAATACCTTCAATATTTTCCACTTCTCAAATCTAAAGAAAAGTTGTACCAACAAGATGTGATATGGAAAAAAATTTGTCGCGATCTTCGATGGGAATTTATTCCAACAGTTTAAGTATATGTTTTGTCCAAACTACCAAATTTGTCACAAGACGATGGATCCGAGATTGAAAGTGTGTACATCATGTTTTTGGAGATTTAAGAATGAAATTCTTCAATTCAAAACGAGGGAGTGTCAAAATTGTCGCATGAACGAGGAATGTGTCAAGTTTCGCAAATGTGAACACTTCTTGTGTATGAGGTGCTTCGATCGTTTAAAAATTTGTCTCATCTGTAAGTATAATAAATGAAGGTCCGAATTCCTCTCAGTAACTCTGGTATCCTCAGCGCCTATGGTTACGAGGATGTTAGGGAAAAGTCCAAACTTGCGCGTCACCGTGCCCTCATGCGCGTCGTCAGAGCGGGGGAACCACCCCTCGGTCTCTTTAGACGTCTCAATGTTCTCATGATCCTCTTCAAAAATAAGGATCCCAAGTTGTCTAAAATCTTTAAGAACGACCGTGACTGGGTACGAGAGAAGTTGCTATGAACACCATGACGAAAAATGCAAACATATTGTAGGGATTATCTTTTTTGCTCTTAAGTGCAATATTAAAATGTGAAATATATGATGATTTTGATTGACCGCATCGTTCGAATTCTCAAGAAGGACATCTACCTTCCTATGAAATGCTATGCAAATAAGCGACAACTCACGAACCCTCGTGACTGCTGCAAGTGTAAGAATTTCTGTAAGAAACCCCCAAATGGTGGCGACCCCGTGTACCTAGAAATACCACCTAAGTATGGAGGCAAATACAATTATACCAAATGAACGACGAGCCAGCCCTCCTCGCCCTCTATGAATTGGAAACCAAAGTTCTCCCTCACCTCGAGACAATTAGTCAAGTCGACCCAGTGGTACACCACTGTCTAGAAGAAGCTCGGACTCTACTCCAAAGGGCTCAAGATATTCTTCAAGCGGCTGTAATAGATCCGCAGACACACTATACGGAATCTCAGAGGTTCTATCACAATCTGGCTCGGATTCTTCCTCTGATGGTTCTACTTGAATCCGTCGCACCTCCACCTCCCGTCCCGGATGAGGGGGGTAATTCACCAGATACGCCGTCTTCAGACCTGTCAGATGAAGATAGTTATGAGCCTGCAACTCCGCCGCGTCATTCAGAGTTCGAATAGTCTTGAATTCTAGAACAATCTCGTTGTCAATAATAATGTCTGCCCTCAAGTTTCCAATCACATGCCCCTTGAATGGAATCGTGATGATACGTTCCGACTCATAAGGAATACCTTTCTCCCTTAGTAAAACCTCCATCGCATTGTGATATACTCTCTCACTGTAACCAGGTCCCAGTTGAGAATATATCTCTCGAGCGAATGCCTCGATGTTCATTAGGTACCCATCTAATTAAATCTTTATCTAAAGTAAGATGGTCTCGATCAGGAAGACTTCTACGAAGACGGTGGAAAAACGGAAGGACGAACTAGTTCGGAGACAGGCTCTCAACAGGCGCCGTGAATTAGAGAGAAAGCGGCGAATGACACGAATCAACGCCGCGATCAACCGCCTCGCTCGTAAATTTAGACGTGTGAACATACCAAGGAATGCATTCAACCTGGGTACAGTCACAGGTGCCAATGCCAGTCTGTTATCTGTCCGCCTCAGTCGTAAAACAATCAATGAACTCCAAGATATTTATAAAAAGACTTGGGAACAACGTGTCGAGTATGCGGGTTCGATTCCATTCACTGTTTCAAATACACGAAACTATGTCAGGTTCAATAGACCCACATCTCGCACGAACCAGCAACTTGCCACTGTGACTCCCACACAAGAAGAGATGACTCAATATATCGTGTATCACACACACCCCGTCCCCGAGTACGCGACTCCACTTTTCACATATCCGAGTGAAGCTGATTTTAGGGTGTACATAAACGAATACCCGAATATGCAAGCGAATCTCATCCTCGAAAATCAAGGGTACTACATCATTGACCTCATCGAAACAAACCTGAACAAACCCAATGTCGATGATGTCATCCGTGAGTTCAGGCGTCTCATACAGGGTCAGGAATTTCAGAGGGTGTCAGTCACTTGGAGCAATCTGGCGTATATCCAAACCACACCCACCCAATGGAAACGAGTGGTGAACAATTATATAGATCCTATCATGCGCAGAAAGTTTGGTATATCCATCAAGTACTACACATGGGACCAGCTTGGTGAGATTACACTCTTGGATAAAAATGTTATCATGAATATAGGATGACCGCACACAGGTTACACATTACAAAAATCGTGGTGAGAGATTTGAAATCTGTGAGTAAGTTGTCATCGAAGAATAGGTGGGAATATGGAGGTAAGGTCAAGTATGACAAATGTATGAACTACAAGGGTCTCACCTACGTGACATCTAAGGAGAGGGCGCGCGTCGACTCGAGCGTTCTCGAAAAAGAATGGACAGATGCTCCCATCGCGTATCATACACACCCATCACTCCTGCAAGTGATTCCCGATGAAGTTGGTCCTACGATTTTTACGACACTCCCGAGTGATGCTGACTTTGAATCCTTCATAAAAGGGTTTCCGGATATACAAGTCAACATCATCTGCGACGCGCGAGGGTACTATGTCATTGACATTTTCGACGCGGTTAAAAAGGGTACAGTCCCCATCCCGGAGGCTGTCTATTCTCTCATGAAAGAGGTGCGCTACGAGGACTTCCTTCTCAAACGTAGCTTCGGGGAGGATAGATGTGA